CCCCCGGGCGCGCTTTTTTTTTCGCTAGTGAAACCTGCCCCCGGTCCGCGCTCGATCTACCGGCGAAACCTACCGCCTGCCGCTCCCCGTGGGATCCGGTGCGGATTCGTGGGATCCGGTGCGATGCCTGGGCGAAGTTCGGACACGCGGCCCCGGCTCGCGGCTCGCGGCTCGCGGGCCGAGATTCGCGGCCCGGTGCCGGGCGGCCCGGGTCCCCGGCAGATCGGGTCAGATCGCGGGCCCTCGGATCGCGCCGCGCGCGCCGCGCGCCGCGCCCCCGGCGCGGGGGAACGGGGGCTAGGGCCATGTTTTTCGCAAACATTTACATAGAAAAACGGACCGCCGTTCACTGTCTTATAAATGCTGCTAAAATCGCATATACCGTGAGCCGTGTTCCACGTGGAACATGCCGTGTAACAATCCTTCTGGAACCTTTGCAGGGGCCCCCGATGAAGTCAGTAGATGCTCTGGCGCTTGAAGAGAAAAAGTTGAAGCTTGAGCTGCGATTAGCGCAGTTGGAGAAGAATGAGCGGTGCAGAAATAATTTTTTGACGTTCGTAAAAACGGTTTGGCCTGAGTTTATCGCGGGCCGTCATCACAAGATTATTGCTGATAAGTTGGAAAGGGTGGCGAATGGTGAGTTGAAGCGGTTGATCATCAACATGGCACCGCGGCACACGAAGAGTGAGTTTGCGTCGTATTTGTTTCCGGCGTGGATGATGGGCCGTAATCCGCGGATGAAGATCATTCAGGCGACGCACACGACGGAGTTGGCTGTCAATTTTGGCAGGAAGACAAAGAATTTGATTGAGAGCGAGGAGTTTGGAGAGATTTTTCCGGAGGTGAAGCTGGCGGCTGACAGTAAGGCGTCGGGTCGTTGGGACACGAACAAGGGAGGGATGTATTACGCGGTGGGGGTGGGATCGAACCTTGCGGGCCGTGGTGGTGATTTGGTTGTTATTGACGATCCGCATTCTGAGCAGACGGCGATGTCGAATTCTGGGTTTGAGGATGCGTGGGAGTGGTACACGGGGGGCCCTCGTCAGCGTTTGCAGCCGGGTGGATCGATTGTTTTGGTACAGACGCGTTGGTCTGAGAAGGACATGACGGGTCAGTTATTGCGTGCTATGGCGAAGGATCCTTTGGCGGATCAGTGGGAGGTAGTGGAGTTACCGGCTATTTTTGAGGATGGGACGCCGTGTTGGCCGGAGTTTTGGTCCTTGGAGGATTTGACCGCGGTCCGCGCGTCTATTCCGGTATCGAAGTGGAATGCGCAGTACCAGCAGAATCCTACGGGTGAAGAGAGTGCGATTATCAAGCGGGAGTGGTGGCGTCGTTGGATGCGGGAGAAGGTTCCGCAGTTGGAGTATGTGATCCAGAGTTACGACACGGCGTTTTCCAAGAGGGAGACGAGTGACTATTCGGCGATTACGACGTGGGGTGTTTTTTATCCGGACGAGGGTGGGTCGGGTCCTAATTTAATTTTGTTGGATTGTAAGAAGGGGCGGTGGGATTTTCCGGAGTTGAAGTCGATTGCGTTGGACAATTACAAGTTTTGGGCCCCGGACACGGTGATTGTGGAGGCGAAGGCATCTGGGATGCCGTTGACACATGAATTGCGGAACATGGGGATTCCGGTGGTGAATTTTACGCCGAGTCGTGGGAACGACAAGGTATCGCGGGTGCATAGTGTGTCGCCGTTATTTGAGGCGGGGATGGTTTGGGCCCCCGACGAGACGTGGGCGGACGAGATGATTGAGGAGGTAGCGGCGTTTCCGAACGGGGAGTATGACGATTTGGTGGACAGTATGACGCAGGCGCTGATGCGTTATCGTCAAGGTAACTTTGTTCAATTGCCGACAGACGACTGGGAAGAGAAAGAGAATTCGGTTAAGCTGCGGGTGTATTATTAAAATACGAAGGGCGTGTCAATGCCAAGGTCCGCGGTCAGCTTAGGCGCAGGTGGTTTTCGTGGTGTTGAATACTACGAAGACGGCGGGGCGGTAGTTAGTATCCCGGCGGAGGGCGAGGAGCATTTCCCGGAGGAGATGCCGTCTGAGGGCGAGGACATTGAGAAGGGCTTGGGGTCCGTGTTTTACGACAAGTTGGCCGGTGCAAGCCCTGTTGGGGACATTCGCGAAAGTGGACGGATGTACGATCCTTACGTTAACGAAAAGATCAAGGAGCTGTACGGGTCGGAGCCGACCTTTATGGAGCAGTTGATCGAGCGGTACGATTACCCTACGGTGATGGAGAAGCGTGACGGGGTTGCTCATCACGTTATTCCTACCGATTGGGGTTTTCCGGAGTCGAAGCGTTTTGCGCGGCCCGAGGGCCGTAAAGACATGCCGACGTTTCCTGAGCTGGAGGATGCGCGGGCTCACATATTGGGTTCGGCGATCATGGCTAAGGAGTACGGTCCGGAGACGACCGAGAAGGCGGGCGATTTCAAAGAGTTCATGGACCGTCTTCCGATTATTGGTCGTCGCAGTGCGAAAGACTCTGCGATGGACCGTCGAAACAATGCGGTGGGGCGGCAAATTTTTTTGAAAGCGGGCATGGACGCGAGCGTTCAGGAGTTGACCCAGATGGTTGACGCCGCGATTTTTGAGCAGTTGGATAAGATTATGGGGCGTACGGAGGAAGAGCGTATGACGCCTGCCAAGGACCAGCCCCGCGCCCCACGGAACTTTGTATCACCTCCCACGGGGCCCGATGTATATTTCCCGCGAGACGAAGAAGGCTTCTTTGATACGACGTATTGAGGACTTTTTCGTATTTAGGAGAGTTTGATGGCCGAGATTCGTAACGGGTTCAAGAGCAGTTTGATGGAGCGAAACGTTCCGTCGCAACTTTCCGAAGACGATTTGGCGGCGGAAATGGAGGTCGAGCTTCCCGGCTCGCGGGACGCGGGCTTTGGGATTGATTTCCCGGAAGGCGGCAACAACGTGCGGGCGATGGTTGACGCGCGTGGGGTTGGTGAAATTGAGATTACGCCCACGGAAGACGGTGGGGTAGAGATAGATTTTGAGCCGTCTGACAAGCGCGGGGAGAACGAGGATTTTTACGCCAATTTGGCGGAAGAGATCCCGGACCGCGAGTTGGGTCGGATTGCCAGCGAGTTGATGTCCGAGTTTGACGCGAACAAGTCGAGCCGTCAGGAGTGGGAAGACGCGTACGCGAGTGGTTTGGAGCTTTTGGGATTTACGTACGAAGAGCGTACGCAGCCATTCCGTGGGGCGTCAGGCGTAACGCATCCGCTTTTGGCTGAAGCGGCGACGCAGTTTCAGGCGCAGGCGTTTAACGAACTGCTTCCGCCGAGTGGTCCGGTTCGTACGGTGGTCATGGGCCGTGAGACGCGGGAGAAGCTCGCGCAATCGCAACGTGTACAGAGTTTCATGAACTACTACATCACGAGCGTGATGGAAGAGTACACGCCGGACATGGATCAGATGTTGTTTTATCTGCCGTTGGCGGGATCCACGTTCAAGAAGACGTATTACGACGAGACGTTGGGCCGTGCGGTATCGCGGTTTGTGCCTGCTGAGAACCTTGTGGTTCCTTATGAGACCTCGGATTTGGAGACGTGTCCGAACATCACGCAGGTTGTTCGGATGTCGCTTAACGATTTGCGTAAGCGGCAGCTTGCTGGGGTGTATCTGGATGTTCCGGTACTTCCTTCGCAGAAGGATTTGACCGAGATCGAGGAGAAGATCAACCAGATCGACGGCTTGGAGCCGAGTCAGATTGACTATGATTGCACCATTCTGGAGTGCCATGTCGATTTGGATCTGGAAGGTTACGAGGACTTAGACGAGGACGGGGAGCCGACGGGGATTCGGATTCCGTACATTGTCACGTTGTCCGAGGACAACGGTCAGGTATTGTCGATTCGTCGCAACTATCGCGAAGACGACAAGCTTCGCAAGAAGATCCAATACTTTACGCATTACAAATTCCTGCCGGGGTTTGGTTTTTACGGTTTGGGTCTGATTCACACGATTGGCGGGTTGTCGCGGACCGCGACTTCTGCGCTGCGTCAGTTGATTGATGCGGGCACGTTGTCGAACCTTCCGGCGGGATTCAAGGCCCGCGGCCTACGGATCAGGGACGACGATGATCCGTTGCAGCCCGGGGAGTTCCGGGACGTGGATGCGCCGGGGGGCGCGATTCGCGACAGTTTGATGCCGTTGCCGTTCAAGGGACCGGATCAGACGTTGTTTAATTTGTTGGGTTTTGTGGTACAGGCGGGTCAGCGGTTTGCGACGATTACGGACCTCAAGGTAGGGGACGGGAATCAGCAAGCGGCGGTAGGCACGACGATTGCGATGATGGAACAGGGCTCGCGGGTCATGAGTGCGGTGCATAAGCGCCTGCACTATGCGATGCGGCAAGAGTTCAAGATTCTGGCGCGCGTGATGGCAGAGAGTTTGCCGCAGGAGTATCCGTACTCGGTTCCGGGCGGTGATCAGACGATCATGGCGGCGGATTTCGATGATCGGGTGGACGTGATTCCGGTCAGCAATCCGAACATTTTTAGTCAGTCTCAGCGGATTATGCTGGCACAGACTAAGTTGCAGCTTGCGACACAGGCCCCGGAGCTTCACAACCTGCACGAAGTGTTTCGTGACATGTATGAGGCTTTGGGGGTTACGGACGTAGATCGGTTGATGAAAGCCGTTCCGGCGCAGACTCCGGAGCCGTTGGATCCTGCGCAGGAGAACATCAACGCGTTGGACATGTTGCCTTTGAAGGCCTTTCAAGGGCAGAACCATCAAGCGCACATTATGGCGCATTTGGTTTTTGGGGCGAGTCCGATGGTGGGTCAGATGCCTCCGGTGGCGATTGCTTTGCAGAAGCACGTCATGGAGCACATTCAGATTGCGGCGCGCGAACAAGCGGCGGTTCAGTATTTGCAGCAGGTTCAGCAGCGTGGTGGTCGTCCGGCGGACGATGAGCAGATGCTGCAGATTGAACAGCTTACGGCGCAGCTTGTGGCTGAAGGGATGCAGCAGGTCAAGGATCTTTCTGGTCAGCTTAGTGGAGCGGGTGGTCCAGATCCGTTGGTTCAGCTCAAGGAGCAGGAACTGCAGCTTAAAGCACAGGCCGATCAAGCGGATAATCAGATTGATCAGTCCAAGGTACAATTGGATCAGCAGAGTTTGCAGATGCGGGCACGTCAATTTGAGGAAAGGTTGGCTTCGCAAGAGCGCCAGACGGCGGCCCGTATTGATTCTGCGATGCAGCGTGAGCTAGTTAAGCAACGTAACGGAGGGTTCCCTCAATGAAAGGCGGAAAAGTTAAGGTAAACGGGTCTGCTCCGAGGAGCACTCCGAAAGCGGTGATGATTGGTGGTATCAAACCCGCGCCTATGGCGGGCGACAAGATGACGCGTAGGACGTGTCGGGGTGGTGGAGCGGCGCTTAAGGGGACGAAATACATGGGTTGCAGTTAAATGGCAATCCCTAATTTTTCTGCAAATATTCCAGCGCTTACGAAGATCCCAACGGTTGCGGAGCTTATTGCTAAGGGATTGATAAAAGCGCCTGCGCCTGCGTCTCCTGCAGCGGCGGCTCCTGCAGCTCCTGCAGCGGCGGCTCCTGCAGCTCCTGCAGCGGCGGCTCCTGCAGCTCCTGCAGCGGCGGCTCCTGTGGCTGCGTCTCCTGTGGCGTCGATTCCTACCCTTGCTGAAATCATTGCATCCGCACAAGCGGTTTCATCACAAACCGCCCCTGCAGCAATCAGCCCAGTAATTAAACCACCACCCGTTACGACGCCTGCCGTTAAGACTCCGGCGGTGACCCCCGTAGCGGCAGCAAAAACACCAGTTCCGAGCATTTCGGCAAAAACGATTGAAGACCGTGTTGCTGAAATAAAAGCGAGATTACAGCAACAAGTCCAAGCGTCGCTTGCAAGTAATACCGCCACCCAGACTAGTTCTTCATCTACGGCGGCTGCCGCAGAACAAGCTAGAGTTGCAGAACAAGCTAGGGTTGCGGAACAAGCTAGAGTTGCAGAACAAGCTAGGGTTGCGGAACAAGCTAGAGTTGCAGAACAAGCTAGAGTTGCAGAGCAAGCTAGAGTTGCAGAGCAAGCTCGCGTTGCAGCGGAACAGGCTAGAGTTGCAGAGCAAGCTCGCGTTGCAGCGGAACAGGCTAGAGTTGCAGAGCAAGCCCGTGTTGCAGAGCAAGCCCGTGTTGCAGAGCAAGCCCGTGTTGCAGAGCAAGCCCGTGTTGCAGAGCAAGCCCGTGTTGCAGAGCAAGCCCGTGTTGCAGAGCAAGCTCGCGTTGCAGCGGAACAGGCTAGAGTTGCAGAGCAAGCCCGTGCGTTTGAACAAGCCGCCGCTTTGGCAAACCGACAGGAAGCAATTCAGCCTTCTCCACCACAGACTTCTTTTTCTACAATAAATCTTCCCGGCGGGGGGACGATAAACATACCCGCAATGACTTCTGTAGCGGCGGCACCTGCAGCGGCGGCTCCTGTGGCTGCGGCACCTGTGGCTGCGGCACCTGTGGCTGCGGCACCTGTGGCTGCGGCACCTGTGGCTGCGGCACCTGCAGCGGCGGCACCTGTGGCTGCGGCACCTGTGGCTGCGGCACCTGTAGCGGCTGCCTCGCCTGTTTTTAATGAGATTTCTCTCCCGGGAGGGGGAACGATAAGTATTCCGGCGTCCACGGTGGCAATGGCGCAGCAAGCCCTGACCCAACCCGCGTTAGTTCCACCACCCCCCGCTGTTTCAAAGCCCTCTGGAATCGAAAGTCTTGTTCCGTCTTCCGTTCTGACAGAAGTGGCCTCACTGGCAGCACCAACTCCTATGGCGGCGGCTCCTGTAGCGGCGTCTCCTGTAGCGGCGTCTCCTGTGGCTGCGGCTCCTATGGCGGCGTCTCCTGTAGCGGCGTCTCCTGTGGCGGCGGCTCCTCCGATGTTTAACGAGATTTCTCTTCCGGGAGGTGGCACGATAAGTATTCCAGCCTCTATCACAGCACTGACTCAGAAAGCGGCCCCTACGCAATCAAGTACGGTTCCCGCCTTGTCTGGAATTGAAAGTCTTGCGCCTAAGTTTAGTCTTACGGAAGATTATGCGGCTCCGGTAGCGCAAGCGCCGGTAGCGGCGGCTCCTGTTTCAGCCGCGCCGGTGACTTCGACCGCCACTTCTGCGTTTCAGCTTAGCCCGGAGCAACAGGCTTCTGTAAATTCGTACTTGAGAAACGAAGGCTATATAACTGGAAGTCTCGGAGCAGGACTACCTTCTTCTCCGGTAACAGCTTCCCCGGCTTCTTCACTCGCACTTTCTGAAAACGCCCTGACGTTAGAAAGCCGTCCGCAGTCGAATGCGGCCACTTCGAGTACCGCATCAACGGTTCAGCCCACGCAAGGCTTGAATCTGGGCGGAAACTTTGAATTGACGCCAGAACAGCGAAATTCGATCAACTCTTATTTGCAGGGCGCGGGGTACGGGACGCCTTCTGTTTTAGCGATGCCGACAACATCTCCCACCCCCCAAGCACAGCCAACAACCACCACAGCTTCGACAGCGACGACGAGTCCAACCGTAGCTACCGGAAATAATTTATCGTTAACGCCCCAACAGCAAGCCGCCGTAGATTCATTTTTGGCAACTACGGGGGGTAGAACGATAAACACCCCGGTAGGCCCGATAACGATTCCTTCCACCATACCCGGTATCACCACGACCCCCACCCCCACCCCGAACAATCCTTATCTTGTTGGTGACTTGGGGGGATCTTCTAGTACCGGGGCAGGTCCTAATACGGGAGGCGCTTCGCCTCAACCGGTTGTTGGAGGAACGCCAAGTTCTGGCGGGCAAGCTACTAATTTAACCAGTGGGGAAGTAGCTACGATGTTCCAGCTTCCTCAAGAAGGCCTACAGGCCAATAGGAATTTTTTGAGTAGTTTCAACCCATTTGCCAGACCTGTGATACTTTCCGAAACACAGGGCATTGGGTCGTTGGCTCCGTTCAACGGGGGATAATCGTGCTTCAAGCCTTGATTGGACCGGTGACCGGACTGCTAGATAAGTTCATTCCCGACGCAGATGAAAAGGCTCGGCTTGCCCACGAGATAGCCACGCTAGCGGGCAAGCAAGCACACGAGCTTGTTCTTGCGCAAATTGCTGTAAATCAAACAGAAGCCGCGTCCAACTCCATTTTTAAGGGTGGTTGGAGGCCGTTCATTGGGTGGATATGCGGCATAGCTTTTCTGTATCACTTCGTCCTTCAACCTCTGTTCATTTTTTTGATAGCGGTATTTGGGTACTCTCTTCCCGCGCTTCCAGAGTTTGACATGGGGACACTTATGACCGTTTTAGGTGGGATGCTGGGATTGGGCGCGCTTCGGACGGTAGAAAAAACCCGCGGAATTTCTTAGCGAACGCATGAAAAAGAACTTTGAACACTGTTTAGGACTTCTCCTCAAGCATGAGGGTGGGTTTGTGAACCATCCGAAAGATCCCGGTGGAATGACCAATCTTGGAATAACCAAGGCCGTGTATGAGGCGTGGGTCAAGCGTCCTGTCACGGAACAGGAGATGCGCGAGTTAAAGCCCGAAAATGTTCTGCCTATCTACAAAGCTCAATACTGGGACAAGATCAGAGCGGACGAGCTTCCTTCTGGCGTTGACTGGATGTGTTTTGATTGGGCGGTAAACTCTGGCGTTTCTCGGGTAGCTCGGGCATTGCAAAAAGAAGTGGGCGCACCACAAGACGGCGTGATTGGGCCAAAAACAATACAGCTCGCCAGTAAAACCCCGGCAAAACTGCTGATTGAAGATCTGTATGACCAAAGACAAGCTTTTTACGAGAGCTTGAAAACGTTTGAAACGTTTGGTCGAGGGTGGACTCGGCGCAATGTAGAAACGCTGCAACAAGCTCTACTTTTGGCAGAAGAGGGCACCTCCCCTAGCCCCTAACATATAGGATCTGCTAGGATACTATCGGACGATGTTCGATAATATGCGAGGATTTAGTGGATGAAATAAGAATTGCTGAGGCGGTGTTTCGCGTTTTGCGAGACCGTCGCCAAGGCTGTATCGACTACATGCGGAATGGGAATGTGAAGTCGATGGAGCACTATCGTGAGCTTATGGGCAACTTAGAGTGCCTTAATCACGTGGAACAGGAACTCAAGAGCCTGCTAGAAAAACAGGAGCGATCAATTGACTGAAGCTGCAAAGATTGATCTTGAGGCCGCGCAACGCGGTCTTGAAGAACTGACAAAGACTAAGCCGAATTTGGCGGACGCGTATGTCGAAAAGCCGCGGCTTGATCCTGACAAAATTGGGGTAAGTCTTCTTGAAAGGATGCCAGCGCCTACGGGTTGGCGGATTCTCATCCTTCCGTATCAAGGTCGGGCAAAGACCGCGGGTGGCATTTTTTTGCCGAACGAGGTTCAAGAGAAAAGCCAGATTTCCACGCAGGTTGGCTATGTTCTCAAGGTAGGCCCTCTGGCCTACAAAGACACGGAAAAGTTTCCGTCAGGCCCGTGGTGCAAGGAAAAGCAGTGGGTCATGTTTGCCCGCTATGCCGGATCTCGATTCCAGATCGACGGCGGGGAAGTTCGGATTCTCAATGACGACGAGATTCTGGCGACCATCATGGACCCTGAAGACATTCACCACTTGTGAGGACAGACATGATCAGTTCAGAAGATAATGAATCAATGGCCTTTGACGATGAAGTAGGGGCCGAAGTCGAGATCACGGAAGAGAAGCCGGTATCGGAGTTTGATGACGACGACAATTTTAAGCGTGCTGGTGATGCGACGCAGAAGCGTATTGATCGTCTGACGAAGAAGATGCGAGAAGCCGAGCGGCGCGAGCAAGAAGCGCTGCGGTACGCGCAGGCTATTCAAACGGAGGCGAACGACCTCAAGCAGCGCATGTCCAATTTGGACACCAATTATGTGGCTGAGTACACCACCCGGGTGAATACTCAGATGCAGCAAGTGGAGTCTGCGTTAGCTCGCGCGATTGAGATTGGCGATAGCAAAGCCACCGTAGAAGCGCAGCGCGCTTTGACCAATCTTGCGATTCAGCAAGACCGAGCAAATCAAGCAAAGATTCAACAAGACCGGTATCGTCAGCAGCAGGCTGCCGCCGCGCAATATCAAGCGCAGCAGCCCATGCCTGCGCAACAGCCGCGCCGCCCTGATCCGAAAGCGGAGCAGTGGGCGTTGCGTAATACGTGGTTTGGCTCGGACGAAGCCATGACGTATGCCGCCTTTGGTATTCATAAAAAGATGGTCGAATCGGAAGGATTTGACCCTCAAAGTGATGAATACTATACTGAACTGGACCGTCGAATTGCCGATAAATTTGGCAATTCTGGTAGCGCTTCCAACAGACGACCCGCTCAGACGGTTGTTGGGGCATCAAGGAACGTATCTGGGCGCAGTGGGAAAAAGGTTCGACTCTCCCCGAGCCAAGTCGCAATTGCGAAGAAATTGGGAGTGCCGCTTGAAGAATATGCGAAATACGTGAGGGACTGATCGATGAGCGAACAAGAAAACCAAATCGGTGGTTCGGGCATCAATCGGACTGCTCGCGCTACCCAAACTAGGGAGAAGCAGGCTATTCGTAAGCCTTGGGCTCCCCCGTCTATGCTGGATGCACCGCCTGCCCCTGACGGCTTTAAGCATCGTTGGATCCGTGCGGAAACCCGTGGATTTGATGATCGGAAGAACGTCAGCGCCAAGATGCGTGAAGGTTGGGAACTGGTCCGTAAGGACGAATACCCCGACTTTGAAGCGCCTACTATTGATTCAGGTAAATATGAAGGTGTGTTTGGAGTGGGCGGCTTGCTTCTCGCTCGTATCCCTGACGAAACAGTTGCTGAACGCACGCAATACTTCAATCAAAGAAGTAGAGACCAGATGAACGCAATTGATTCGGACATGATGCGCGAGAACGCACACTCAACTATGAGGATTGGCAATGCTGATCGTCAATCTCGTGTAACCTTCGGCGGTCCTCGCAACTAGGGCTGCTTAAATAGGAGAGAACTATTATGCCGAACGCAACTACTGCATATGGTCTTCGTCCTATCGGGCTCGTTGGTAGCGGTGCAAACACGACTGGGGTGACTCAGTACGAAATCGCTTCTAACAACACCAACGCTATTTATCAGTATGGCATCGTAGTTCCCACTGCAGCGGGCACGATTGATTATGCTGGTGATACGGCAGGTGGCACCACCCAAGCACTGGGTGTCCTGATGGGCGTAGAATACGTTGATTCCGTACGGAAGCAGACGGTGTGGCTGAACTACTGGCCGGGTTCCGGCTCTGTCAGCGTAAACACCAACTTCCCCGTAAAAGCGTATGTCGCAGATGATCCGAACCAGCTCTTCCGAGTTGCTTCTGACGCCTCGCTGACGAACCGTACTACGGCTCTGGCGACCGTTTTTGCAAACGCCTCGCTGGGTACGTCGGCACGTACGGGTAGCACCAACACGGGGTCTTCTAACTCCGCGCTGAGTGTTTCGTCCGTGGCGGTTACGGCGACTCTGCCGCTTCGCATTGTTGGCATCATGGATGATGCTGCTAACAACGACTTTGCGGCGGCGGGCATTCCGCTTATTGTTCGCCTGAACGCGCACTTTAACGCAGGATCGCGGCGGTTTGACACCACTGCGGCCAGCACCGGTATTTAAGGAGGGTTAACTCATGGCTATCTCTCGCGCGCAACTAGCGAAGGAGCTTGAACCCGGCCTAAATGCCTTGTTCGGGCTTGAATACAACCGTTACGAGAACGAGCATTCTGAAATCTTCGATGAGGAGTCTTCGGACCGTGCCTTTGAAGAAGAAGTAATGCTTGCGGGCTTCTCGACAGCTCCGGTCAAGAGTGAAGGCGGTGCCATCACGTTTGACGACGCTCAAGAGACGTACACCGCTCGTTACACCCACGAAACCATCGCTCTGGCGTTTTCTATCACTGAAGAAGCTATCGAAGACAATCTTTATGATCGTCTGGCTTCTCGGTACACGAAGGCGCTGGCTCGTTCGATGGCGCAGACCAAGCAAATCAAAGCAGCTTCCATTCTGAACAACGCGTTCAGCACGGGAGCCTATGCGATTGGCGACGGTGCCGCGCTTTGCTCGAACGCGCATCCCAGCCTTACTGGCAATCAGACCAACCTTCTGGCTACCGCCGCGGATCTCAACGAGACCTCGCTGGAGCAGATGCTGATTGACATCGCAGGTCTGACGGATGAGCGTGGTCTGAAGATTGCTGTTCGCGGCATGAAGCTCATTATTCCGAAAGAGCTTCAGTTCATCGCAGAGCGAGTGCTTAACTCGAACCTGCGTCCGGGCACGGCAGACAACGACACGAACGCCATGCGTTCGATGGGTATGCTTCCGCAAGGGGCTGTGGTAAACCACTTCCTCACTGATACGGACGCGTACTTCATCAAGACTGACGCACCGAATGGTTTCAAATACTTCAACCGTTCGCCGATCAAGACCGGCATGGAAGGAGATTTTGACACCGGTAACATGCGCTTCAAGGCCCGTGAGCGTTATAGCTTCGGGGTCTCGGACTGGCGCTGTGTATTCGGCACGCCGGGTGCTTGATTGGTAGTTCCTAAAGAGCTTCTTTAGGATCTCCAAAAGGGGCCTCTTATGAGGCCCCTTTCTTTTTTCAGGGTGCGTGCTATTATTTGGGCTGGGCTACATATTTAGCTTTGCAGACAGGTCGCCAGCCCGCCTGACTTTGCACAGACTGCAGAGCAAATACCTTGTGCAAGAGGTGACCAATGGCTAATACCACTTTTTCCGGCCCCGTTATTTCTACTAACGGTTTCGTCGGTGAGATCAAAGTTCCCACGTATGCAGTAGCAGGTGTTCCTTCGGCGGCGACCGAGGGCGCAGGCGCGGTCATTTACGTTTCAAACGGCGCTGCGGGAAGCCCTATTTTGGCGTTTTCTGACGGCACCAACTGGAAGCGAGTGGACACCAACGCGAACATCTCCGCCGCATAAGGAGAGGTTTGAATGGCTAACTCGGACGTAAAAGCAAAACGTCTTACCACGACGGGAGCGGCCAACGTTGGTCGCACCCGACTGCGCCAGTTGCAGGTTCTTACGGGAGCCGGTACGGGTCGTCTCACCTTAACCGATGGGGACGGTGGCGCGGTTACGGTGGACATGGATTTTTTGCAATCCGATTCCCACTCGGTGAACATCCCAGACGAAGGCGTGTTGTTTGGTAGAGACATCTTTGTCTCAACTTCAACAAACATTACGGCCATGACTATCTTTTATACATAGGAACCGTCATGTCTGGATCAGATGTCAAAGCGACGTATTTGACGGCCAGTGGTTCCGTTACTTCTGGACCAGCACGTCTATGCACCATCCATTATCATGGGCAGGGAAGCACCGGTGCCGTAGCGTTTAAGGATGGTGGCGCGGCAGGCCCAACGCTTTTTACGATCGATATTCATTCAAACAACACGGGGCAGCTCAACATACCGGACGAGGGCGTCAGGTTTGGTACGAGCATTTATGCCGTGTTGACCAATGTCACGAGTATCACGAGCTTCTATAAGTAAGCGATAATGGCTACGACGAAAGACGTAAAAAGAACGCCTTCAGGTCGATTAGTTTACCGGGGAGAAACCTTTGCCGGGTACAACAAGCCAAAAAGGACTCCAAACAGCGCCAAAAAAAGCGCGGTCTTGGCCAAAAAAGGCTCCGAAATCAAGCTCGTCCGTTTCGGAGACCCCAACATGTCCATCAAAAAAGACCAACCCGACCGGCGTAAAAGCTTCAGAGCGCGACACTCGTGCGATACGGCGGCTGACAAGTTCAGCGCAAGGTACTGGTCCTGCAAGGCGTGGTGAGGTTAGCATGCGCGTTGAAGATGTTTTGTCCCGACTGGAAAAACACGAAGCTGAATGTAACCTACGCTATTCTCGGATAGAAGAGAAGCTGGCGGAACAACACAAAACCTTGGCGGGAATGGATATTAGGATCTGGGGTATCGCGATTCTTATTCTTATCACACCACTTGTTCACCGAATTTGGGGATAACCATGAAGAAAGGTAAAGCGTCCGGTAAGAAAGAAGTAGCGCGTTGCATGCGTTGTGGCGGCGAAGTCCACAAGATGAGCCGTGGCGGAAAGGCCGGAAGCGGCTGTAAAGTACGGAACGCCTAATGGCACGAGGTCTGTACGAAAACATTAACGCAAAGCGGAAACGTATTGCGGAAGGCTCCGGAGAAAAAATGCGTAAACCCGGAGCAAAAGGTGCTCCTACGGCCGCCGACTTCAAAAAGTCTGCAAAAACCGCAAAACCCCGTGGTAAGAAGGCATGACTACCTCCGGCAACAAGGATTTTGAGCTAGATGTCGCCGAATATGTAGAGGAGGCATTCGAGCGCTGTGGTTTGGAAGTCAGAACCGGATACGATCTGAAAACAGCCAAGCGCTCGCTCAATCTTTTGCTTGCCGACTGGGCAAATCGGGGCCTTAATCAGTGGACGATCAAGCAACGGTCTTTCACGGTAACGCAAGCGGACGGGGAATACCTGCTGGGCGCGGACGTTATCGACGTGTTGTCGGTGATTTGCCGAAGAAATGGCGTAGATTACTCGATGGAGCGGCTAAGCCGCGACGACTATCTCACCATTCCGAACAAGACACAGCAAAGTAGGCCGAACCAGTTCTTTTTGGATAGGCAATTGACGCCAAATCTGAAGCTTTGGCCTGTTCCGCAGAACTCTACGGATGTCATTGTGTACGATGCGCTCACGCGCATGGATGACGCAGACATTTACACCAACACAATGGACCTTCCGTTCCGGTTCTATCCGTGTTTGGCAGCGGGGCTGGCGTATTATTTGGCGTTGAAGCGCGCCCCTAACAGGGTCGAGCTTCTGAAAGCCGTCTACGAAGAGGAATTTGACAGGGCGGCCACGGAAGATAGAGACCGGGCCTCTTTTCAAGTCGCGCCAAGCTTTGATTCTTACCGGATAGGGTGATGGGTAAGTTTGCGTCTGGGAAAAAGTCTTGGGCTATATCAGATCGCTCTGGACAAAGGTATCCCTACCGCGTCATGAAGCGCGAATGGACTGGAATGCTTGTTGGACCCGATGAATTTGAGCCAAAGCATCCTCAGTTAGGTCCATTCAGGAAGGTAGAGGATCCAGAAGCTCTTAAAAACGCGCGCCCTGACCGCGTGGAACCATTACTGGTTTTTGTTGGGGTGCCCTTGGTAGAAAGTCCTAACTTGTTGCCCCCACAGGGGTTTGGGCAAGTCGGGGGAGCACGGTGATGCTATGAGTTTTACTTACAGCCAGCTAAAACAGGCTCTGCAGGACTATACCGAAAACGACGAAACGTCTTTCGTCAACAATTTGCCGATTTTCATCCGGCAGGCGGAAGAACGCATCCTCAAAAACGTTCAGCTCAGCTTGTTTCGCAAGAACGTAAGCGGAAGCATGTCTGCTTCTAACAAGTACCTGTCTTGCCCGACTGATTTTTTGGCTCCCTTTTCTCTTTCGTTCACAGACGGGTCTAACGTTCAGCACTTCCTTGATTTCAAAGACGCGGACTTTGTACAAGCGTTCAATCCAAACGCGTCAGTGACGGGAAATCCGAGGTTTTACGCTGTTTTTGACGTAGACAACTTCATTTTAGGTCCAACCCCGAGTAGCGCATTTGCAGTAGAGCTGCATTATTTTTATCGCCCCGCCAGTTTGACTGCGGGAGGAGAAAGTTCTACGACATGGCTTAGTGAGAACGCTGAAATCGCCATGCTTTATGGTAGTTTGCTCGAAGCCTACATCTACATGAAGGGCGAACCGGATTTAATGCAGAATTATGAAAAAAGATTCACCGAGTCGATTATGGGCTTGAAGCTGTTTGGCGAAGCCAAAGAAGTCACTGATGAGTATCGAACGGGCATGGTGTTGAGGCCAAAACAATGAGCTTTCCCGCATCTGAGTTGAGTCTTCCCCCCGTTTTTAAGGTGGACGTTCAAACCACCGCAAAGCGTGGGTTTACTCCGGAAGAGGTCGCAGAACGTTGCGCTCAGAAAGTTATTTCTATCAGCGACACCGCGCCTCCCGCTATTCAAGCACAAGCGAGAGCTTTCCGGACTCGCTTGGTAAAAGTGCTTGAATTTTACATGCGCGAGGCTATCAAAAGTGATCGAACAACGGTTTACAATGCGTTGACGGATGCCGGTCACAAGGATCTGGCCGAACTGATTAGGAGATTGTGAGATGGCTTTTACTGGAAACTTCATGTGTACGTCGTTCAAGAGGGAACTCCTGTTCGGGGTGCATGATTTTGACGCCTCCACTGGAGATACCTTCAAAATCGCGCTGTATACCAACTCCGCAACGTTTGATGCGGCTACGACCGCCTACACCACCACTAACGAGATCAGTGGAACCGGCTACACCGCGGGCGGCGGTACGTTGTCTAACGTGGATCCAACCACTTCGGGAACCACTGCTTTTACTGATTTTGCAGATGAGACGTGGACGA